CCCTTTTAGAGATTTTTTAGTCCTACAGCCTTTTGTGAGCGGTGTTATGCTGCGAAACATCAGAAACATCGAGGCATAACATCGTGCTTAACCCGACCGACGAAAAATTCGTTGCCGCCATTGTCCGCGGCCTGAACCAGACCGAAGCGGCCATCGCTGCCGGGCTTAGCGAGAAAAGTGCTCAGGCAGCCGGAGCGCGTTTGCGCAAAAAGAAATCAGTGGTAGACGCACTGGCCGCTATCGGCTTCTCAACCCCTGGCGCACATATCACGATCCCTACCCCAAAGGCACAAGATCCCGAACCGGAAGAGGTCGCGGATATCGGCTTACCCCAAACCGAGGATTCCCTGGAATTTCTCGAAGCCGTGGTCGCTAACCCGAACATCCCGCTAGGTCGCCGCCTGGAAGCCGCGAAAACTTTGCTCCCGTTCCAGCACGCCAAGATCGGCGAGAAGGGGAAGAAAGCGACGAAAGCGGAAGGCGCAGCGAATGCCGCCGCAGAGGGCAATAAGTTCGGTGCCCGGGCAGCGCCTGCAGCGCTGAAGGCCGTTAAGTAATGGGCCTACCCGCGTGGACCACACAGTGCAAAGACTGGGAAGACCGGATCATCAAAGGCGAAAGCCTGATTCCGTTCGAACCTCTCTTTCCTGACTCGGCTGCCGCCGCCAGGCAGGTTTTGCATTGCCTGCGAATTGTCGACGCTCCAGGCAGCCCTACGATCGGTGAAGCGTGCGAACCCTGGACGGACGATTTGGTTAACGCGATCTTCGGCGCGTACAACTCGGAGACCGGCGAACAGTTGATCAAGGAATTCTTTCTGCTAATCAGCAAGAAGAACTCCAAGTCGACCCTGGCCGCGGCGATCATGATGACCGTCCTGATCCAGAACTGGCGTATGTCGGCCGAGTTCATCATCCTCGCTCCTACGAAGGAAGTGGCCGACAACGCTTTCGCCCCCGCCCGAGACATGGTGAAGAACGATCCGGAATTGGACAGCATGATGCAGGTTCAGGATCACCTCCGGACCATCACGCACTTGGCGACCGGCGCGACACTCAAAGTCGTAGCGGCGGATACGAACACCGTCGGCGGTAAGAAGGCTGCGGTTGTCCTGGTCGATGAGATCCACTTGTTCGGCAAGAATCCGAACGCTGAGAAAATGTTGCTTGAGGCAACCGGCGGACTTGCATCGCGACCGGAAGGTTTTGTGCTTTACTTGACCACGCAGTCAGATGAGCCGCCGGCCGGCGTCTTCCGCTCGAAGCTGCTCTACGCCCGTAAAGTACGTGACGGCGAGATCGTCGATCCTCAGTTCCTGCCGGTGCTGTATGAGTTCCCGGAAGCGATGATCGAGTCGAAGGCTTACCTTGATCCGGAAAACTTCTACATCACGAACCCGAACCTTGGCCGCTCGACCAGTGTTGAGTTCATCCTGCGCAAGATCAAGCAGGCACGGGAAATGGGTGAGCCGGAATTACTGAACGTTCTGGCGAAGTACCTGAACGTCGAAATTGGGCTGGCGCTGCGCACCGACCGATGGGCTGGCGCGGATTACTGGCAGGAGCAGAGCTGCATGCTCGTGACACTGGAATCAATCCTTGTGCGTGCCGAGGTGATTGACGTAGGGATCGACGGCGGCGGCCTGGACGACTTGCTGGGTCTGTCCCTGGTCGGGCGCGATAAAGACACAGGCGACTGGCTGGCGTGGATCAAAGCGTGGGCGCACCCTTCTGCGTTGAAACGCAACCTGCAGGAAGCGGCCAGGTTCGAAGACTTCGCCCGCCACGGAGACCTAGTGATCGTCAAACGTATCGGGGAAGACGTAACCGAGGTGTGCGACATCGTCGAACGTGTTTACGACTCGGGCTTGCTCGATAAGATCGGCGTTGACCCGGTCGGTATCGGCGCCATCTTTGACGAACTAGTCGCCCGATCAATTCCCGAAGACAAGATCGTCGGCATAAGTCAGGGTTGGAAACTCGGTGGTGCTATCAAGACCACTGAACGCCGCCTGGCCGAAGGGAAACTCAAGCACGCCGAGCAACCGCTTATGTCGTGGTGCGTGTCCAACTGCCGTGTAGAGCCGAGGGCAAACTCTATCCTGATCACGAAGCAGGCATCCGGCTCAGCCAAGATCGACCCGGTGATGGCGCTGTTCAACGCGGTGTCGCTGATGGCCCTTAACCCGCCGGCAGCGCACAAAAAGTTTCAAATGCTGTTTTTATGAGTTACAGTGCGCGTAATTTACCGGAGCTGTATACATGAACAGAGCCTACAGTTTTCTTGAGGTCAAGGCCGTCGGCGAGGAAACTCGAACGATTACCGGGATCGCCACAAGCCCTGAAGTGGATCGCGTGGGCGATGTCGTGGAACCGCTCGGAGTCAAGTATAAAAACCCTTTGCCGCTCCTGTGGCAGCACGAACACGACAAGCCCATCGGCTTGGTCGAATTCGGCAAGCCTACTGCGAAGGGCGTACCGTTTACGGCAACGCTGCCGCGCATCGAAGAGCCTGGCGCCTTACAGGATCGCATCGAAGAGGCTTGGCAGTCGATCAAAGCCGGCCTGGTCCGTGCAGTGTCGATCGGGTTTAGATCCTTGGAGTCGGAGAACATCGCCGGCACTTGGGGCACGCGGTACATGCAAACCGAAGTCTATGAATTATCGGCCGTGACCATTCCGGCCAACGCTTCAGCAACTATTAACACTGTCAAGTCGTTCGATACTGGATTACCTGCCGCGTCCGGCAAAAAGGAATTCACTGTCGTCAAACTTGCGAAACCCGCCGGCGCTTCGGCAACCAAAACCGTTACTAAATCCGCTCCGAAGCCCGAGGAGGGCCAAGACATGAATTTCGCAGAACAAATCAAGTCCTTCAAGGACACCATGGTGCAGAAGTCCGCGCGCCAAAAAGAACTGATGGAAGCCGCTGAAGGCCGCACCCTGGACGAAGCCGAGTCGGAAGAGTTCGACACCATCACCGACGAACTGAAAGCCGCTGAAGTGCATATCAAGCGCCTGGAAGTCATGGAAAAGGCGAACGTCGAGAAAGCCGCACCGGTTCAAGACGTGACCAAATCCCGCGATCGCGCCCCGCTCGTTGCCAAAAACACCGAGAAGCTGGAACCCGGCATCCTGTTCGCCCGCTACGCCATGTGCAAAATGGCTTCGCAGAACAACCCAGCAATGGCAGTTGAGATCGCGAAGTCTCAGTACCCACAGCACGAAGGCATGGTCAAAACCCTGGAGCTGGAAGCCCGCGGTCAGAAAATGCAAGGCTTGATGAAGGCCACCGTCGAAGCCGGCACCACCCTGGACACTACTTGGGCAGCGCCACTGGTTCAGTACCAAAACTTCGCCGGTGATTTCGTCGAGTACCTGCGCCCACGCACCATCCTCGGCCAGTTTGGCACCAACGGTATTCCGTCGCTGAACCGCATTCCGTTCAACGTCCGCATCGCGGGCCAGACATCCGGCGGCCAAGCGTACTGGGTAGGTGAAGGCGCGCCTAAGCCTCTGACTGCTTTCGACTTCAACGACACCGAACTGCGTTGGAACAAAATCGCGACCATCGCGGTTCTGACCAACGAACTGATCCGCTTCAGCGATCCTTCGGCAGAACGCCTCGTGCGTGACGGCCTGGCCGCAGCGGTAATCGAGCGTGCGGATATCGATTTCGTGGACCCGGCTAAAGCAGCGGTCGCCAACGTGTCGCCTGCTTCGATCACCAACGGTATCGTTGGCATCACTTCCAGCGGCAACACCGCCGACGACATCCGCGCCGACATCGCCGCACTGTGGGCTCCGTTCATCGCCGCACGTAACGCTCCGCGCAACGCCGTGTACCTGATGGATTCGACCACTGCGCTCGCTCTGAGCATGATGCTGAACCCACTGGGGCAGACCGAGTTCCCAGGCGTGACTATGAACGGCGGTACGTTCATGGGTGTTCCGGTAATCGTTTCGGATTATCTGCCGGTAGACTCCGGCGGTGGCATGGTGATCCTGTTGAACGCTTCCGACATCTGGCTGGCGGATGACGGTCAAGTGACCATCGACGCTTCTCGCGAAGCTTCCTTGCAGATGCTGGACAACCCAACCAACAACAGCGCCACCGGTACTCCTACCACCATGGTGTCGATGTTCCAAACCAACAGCACGGCCTTCCTGGCTGAGCGCTTCATCAACTGGCAGCGTCGCCGTGCCAGTGCCGTAGCATGGCTGGACAATGTGAACTGGGGCAGCTGATTCATTAAGCTGAACTAAATGGAAAGGCCCTTCGGGGCCTTTTCTTTGAGTAATTTTCGGAAACCCGTATACTCAGTTTAAATTTGAGGGTTGCGTCATGAGCAAAGTAGAATTCGTTTACAGTCGCGGCGGCAGAAAAACCATGATGGCACACCGGTACGCCGAGACTCTGCGCAAACTGGGGCTCGGGACTTACGCTGACGCGGCTGTCGAAGCCGGCTATAAAACCCGGATGCTCACCGCTGCACCGCTTTCTGCCCCAGAAGAGCCTTTGATTTCGGAAGCTATCGCTGCATTCGCGGCGGAGAACAACGTGGATCTTTCTAAAGTGATTGGCACCGGCAAGGACGGTCGGATCAAGAAGTCCGATGTTGAAGCCTTTATTGCGGTGCAGGTGTAACGATGCGTCTATTCGGCCGAGAACTGTCCCTAAGCTTCAAGCGTGCGCCTATGTCGCCGCCCGGTACGGGCATGGGCGGTTGGCGGCCGATGATCAAAGAGCCGTATTCCGGCGCATGGCAAAAGAATGATACATGGACCAACGAAACGGTCCTGGCGCACTACGCGGTCTATGCCTGCATCACGCTGATCGCGAATGATATCGGCAAGTTGCGCCAGCGCTTGATGCTTTTGGACCCGAACGGCATTTGGAAAGAAACGACTAGTCCTGCGTTCTCTCCTGTCCTCAAGAAGCCGAATAACTACCAGAACCATATCCAGTTTAAGCAGTGGTGGCAGACTTCCAAGCTGATCAGCGGCAACTCCTACGGGTTGAAGCAGCGCGATCAGCGCGGCGTCGTGACCTCTATCTATCTGCTTGATCCGTGCCGAGTACTGCCCCTGGTCGCAGAAGACGGTTCGATTTACTACCAGCTTTCGAATGACAATCTGAACCGAGTCGGTGACGGCGTCACTGTTCCGGCGTCAGAAATTATCCACGACCGAATGAACTGCCTGTTCCACCCCCTGGTCGGTGTGTCGCCGCTGTACGCCGCCGCGCAAGCTGCGTGCCAGTCTTTGAAGATGCAACACGATAGCTCCACATTCTTTACGAACGGCGCACGACCTGGCGGCATCCTGTCCGCCCCCGGCGCTATCAGCGATGAGACGGCGGCGCGATTGAAAGCGCACTGGGACACGAACTACACAGGCGAAAATGCCGGACGCGTGGCCGTCGTCGGTGACGACCTGAAGTTCCAGCAGATGAAAATGTCGGCCACCGATTCACAGTTGATCGAACAGTTCAAGTTGACTGCCGAAATGGTCTGCACCGCGTTCCACGTACCGCCGTCTAAAGTAGGCGTTACCACCGCAGCCACAGGCACGACTGCAGAGCAGGAGAACCAGAAGTACTACTCCGACTGCATCCAAGTGCTAGCAGAAGAATACGAAGCGTGTCTTGATGACGGCCTTTCGCTGCCAGACCGCTACGGTGTCGAGCTGGACATCGAAGGCTTGTTGCGTATGGACATGGGCAAACTCGTAGAGACCCTAGCCGCCGCAGTGAAAGGCGGTATCATGACGCCGAACGCAGCTATGGCGAAGCTGAACCAACCACCTGTTACCGGCGGCGATACGGTGTATCTGCAGCAGCAGAACTTCAGCCTGGAAGCATTGGCGAAGCGTGACGCGCAAGCAGACCCATTCGGCACCGCGCAGCCCGCAGCTACGCCCCCGGCCGCACAGGAAGAACCAACCGACGAACAAATCCAAGACAGCGCGAAAATGCTCGCTCTGCTGATCGAAAAGAGGCTCGCTAATGAACCTGCGTGAACTTGAAGCGCAAGCCGAATTCCTCGCGCCGGTTATTGCCGCAGCGGTGAGTAACGCCGTGGAAAAAGCTATTGCTCCTCTCGAGGAGACTATCGAACAGAACGAAATGATCATTGCTACCCTGATCAAACGTCTTAATGAGTTGCCTTCTCCGGTAGAGCCAGACCTCGAAGCTATCGCGAAGCTCGTTGTTCTTCCCGAAGTGAGAGACGGCAAAGACGCGGAGCCCGTTGATTTGGAAGCTTTGGCTAAGGCCGCTGCTGAGTTCGTCCAGTTGCCTAAAATTGATATCGCTTTGCTCGCTGCCGAAGCCGCGAAGCTTGTCGACGTTCCTGAACCGATCCCCGGCAAAGATGCCGATCCGGTGGACCTTCAAGCCTTGGCTCGTTCCGCTGCCGACCTGATCGTAGTTCCTGAAGTGCGCCAGGCTGAAGACGGCCGCGACGCGATCGACGTAGAGATTCTGCCGGCGATCGAGGAAGCAAAGCAGTATCCGCGCGGCACCTACGCTGCGCATCGCGGCGGCCTGTGGAAGTCCTACGAGCGGACTCACGGCATGCGCGGTTGGGAATGTATTGTGGACGGTATCGACGGCGTGAGCATCACGCAGGACGGCGACCGGGAATTCTCTGTGAAGCTGATGAAGTCCAGCGGTCAGGAAGTCGCGCAGAAGTTCGCTCTGCCGATCCAGATCTACAAAGGCGTGCATAAGGACGGCGAAGCCTACGACGCCCACGACAACGTGACATGGGCCGGCAGCCAGTGGACTTCGACTAAGTCGAAGAACACCGATAAGCCAGGGTCTAGCGGCGCGTGGACGTTGTGTGTGAAGGCCGGCCGTAATGGTAAAGACCTTCGCGAGAACGCTAGCACTTTCGACCCGGCTAAAGGCGTGAAGCTATGATGTACGTCACCCTTGACCGCGCTAAGCGGCACCTGAACATGGACCACGACCAAGATGACGTGCTGATTGAGGCTCACATCGGCGCGGCATCCGAAGCGGTGAAGAACTACCTCAAGAGCGCGAGCCCCTATGAGGTCGAGCGTGATAGCAACGACGATCCTATTCTTGATAGCTCGGGCGACCCGACATACGTCGTCGACAGCTCGGGAGATAAGCAGGTGAAGTACGCTGTGCAGGCCGCCACACTCCTGCAGATCGGTTTCTTGTACAAAGACAGGGACGAGAACGCAGACGGAGCCTATGACCGCGGCTATCTGCCTAAGCCCGTGACGGCACTTCTGTACAGCTTGAGGGATCCAGCATGCCAGTAGGAGACTACATACGGAAGCTGTTCGGCGGCCCGTACCGCAAAGAAACGGACATGGGCGACGGGACTCATGCTGAGCGCGTTATCGCGCATTCCCCCTTCGATCTGTACACCGACGGCGGCGACGGCCCCAATCGCCGCCTACGCGTGGACGTAGGGCAGACCGGATTCTTCGCAGGAAGGGAGTTCAGAACCTTCCGAGAATTCAACATCGCCGCCGGGCAAACCCTGGTTATCAAGGTCGTAGTGCCGATTAACGCGATCCTCGCGGAGCAGGCCGTTGAATTGGACTCCGGCAGTCTGAGGATCACCAATACCTCCGGGGGTACGCCAGGGGGAACTTTTTCCGAGACGCTCCCTGTGATCGGCAAGAACAACATGACGGAGCGCCCCACACCGCTGTACGTACCTCAGATCGGTTTTACGGCAGGAGGCACTCACACCGACGGTTTCGTGTTCGACATTCACCGGATAGTCGCCGCTACGGCCACGGCGCAGCAATCCACCGTGGGCAATGTCGTCGGCGACGAACGCGGCGTAGCGGCAGGCACTTATTACGTGCGTTATGAGAACTTCGGCAGCGGCGCAGCCACCGGAACGCTGTGGTTCATTTGGGAGGAGCGTCCATGAGCCGCGCCGGCCAGTACCGCCATCGGGTGGATATCCAAGATTGGACCGAGATCCGAGATCCTGACACGGGCGGCTTTACCGAAGCTTGGGTAACCGTCTTTGAGAACGTCCCGGCGCGCATTGCTCCGGCCAGCGGTCGGGAATTCTTGGCCGCGGCGGCTATTCAGTCCGAGATCATCGCGCGCATCGTCATTCGCCAGCGCCCCGGCCTGAATGCCAAGCAACGCATTTTGCACAACGGCGACATATACAACGTACACGCGTGGCTGCCAGATCAGGAAAGCGGACGCGATTACGTGTCGGCTCCTGTTTCGCTTGGAGTGAATGAAGGGTAAACTCGCGGCAAGTGCTGTTGAGCCAACATGGAATTGTTGCTGTTGCGGGAACCCGCGGCCATAGAGACTTACTGACTAGGATGGGCGGAAGCTTGACCACGCTTCGGAAAGTGCCCGTTGGGTAGCCGGTTAAGATGCCGCTACCAATCGTAACTAGAAGCACGTGCGGCGAATGGCTTAATGATGCGTCTCTTCGGACAGCGGCCACCGTTTCGCATCACTGGAGTCTGGATTTGAGTTCCAGGACAAGTCCTACACGTAAGTCGATACGTAAGCGGTAGGGTCAGCCGAAAGGCAAGAACAACGTTTGCGGGCGCGCTGCCAGAATAGGAACACCAGCCACGTGCATCCCTCTAAAACCTTCGTCTGCATCGCCTCAGGCCCAAGCCTCAACGCGCACGACTGTGAACTGGTACGCGCCGCCGGCCTTCCCACAATCGCTGTAAACAACTCCTGGCAGCTAGCCCCGTGGTGCGATCACCTTTACGCAGGTGATCTTGCGTGGTGGGATGCGAACGTCTCCAAAGTGCCGAATGGTCCTACGCGATGGACGTGTACCCGCCAGGCGTCCGCAAAGCACGCTCTGAACCTGCACACCGCTTACGGTGAATACAACAGCGGCTTAAGGGCGATTGAACTGGCCTTTCAGCTAGGCGCAGAACGCGTCCTGCTTCTTGGGTACGACTGCACGGTGCAAGGCGGTACGCACTGGCACGGAGACCATAGCGACACGAAGAACCCTGACGAGGCGTTGTGCAGGAAGTGGAACAAGCAGCACTGCAGGTTGGCGCAGCGCGATCAGGTGGTGAACTGCTCTCGTGACACCGCGCTGACAGCGTACCGTTTAGGCATGTTGGAAAAAGAGTTGCAAAAGGTTGTTGACACTTGTGATGCGAGTGTCTAAAGTTCGAATCACGGCTGAAGCGGAAGCTGCAGCAAATCGCAGGAGCCGTCGCTAACGCGTCGAAGTGGCGTGACAGTGCGGAGAGACGCACCGCGACAACGAGAGCAGACTGTGGGCCAACTCGATAAAAATGCGCCCACTTGAATTTGACCAGGTAGTGTAATTGGCAACATGCCGGCCTCCAAAGCCGTGCGTTCTAGGTTCGAGTCCTAGCCTCGTCGCCAGTCAACCAACGCCGCAAAGAGGACTCGGAGCCTCATTAAAAATTCCGAGGCCTATTCCCGTCGTGCCCTCCTTGACCCGCTTCGGCGGGTTCTTTTTGAACGAGGCTTTATGATTATTCATTCTATGAAAGGACTCGGAGATAACGTTTATCAACGAGCGTTCATCAAGGCGCTACCAAAACCTGTCTACCTTGACACCCCCTGGCCGGAAATCTATTCCGATATCCCCGGCGTCCATTTCATCCGTCCGCAAACCACGCTGCGCACCCAGGCGAAGAACATCGCGCGCCATGCCGATTGGGTAATGCCGCCGACGCGCCAACCTACCAGGCAGATCCGCTACGGCGCCGAGGGGATTATCCCCGGCATGACGGCTTGCTTTGGCGTCGCGCCCGGTGCGTTCGACCTGCCACCGCTTCCCCCATCGCCCGAGCAGGGTAAATACGTCGTCGTGCGGCCAGCTACAGTGCGTAGCGAGTGGCGAGCCGATACCCGTAACCCGAACCCTGAATACATTGCTTGGGCCGCTGCTGAAGCTATGCGCCGCGGCTATAAGGTGATCAGCGTAGCGGACCTCGTAGACAACGCCGAATGGGCTGTCGAACCTTTGCCCCCGGCCGACGTGCGCTACCACAAAGGTGAACTCCCGGTCGAGCAACTCCTGTCGCTCGTCGCCAATGCCTCGGCGGTGATCGGCGGTACCGGTTGGCTGGTGCCGGCAGCGCTCGCAGCTAAAGTTCCTACATGGATTATCTGCGGCGGCCAAGGCGGCTTCAACGCGCCGGAGCTAATCTGTCCGTCCGGTAGTACAATTACCTTTGCGGTGCCGGACAATTTCTGCCGGTGCAAACTTAAGCAGCATAGCTGCGATAAGAGGATTTCCGATTATGACTCAAAGCTTGCCCAGTGGGCTGACCGATTCCTTCCTGTGGTGTAGCGAGAAGGGCTACGGATGGCACAGCTCGCCGCCGATGACTTACAGCGGCGAGTACTTCGCCCACTACCAGAAGCTCGACGAAACGCCCATGGGAGGCCTGTTGACCAAAGCCCGACTTGAACTGGTAGAGAAGTACACGAAAGCTTCGCTAGGCGTGGACATCGGTATCGGCGGCGGGCGCTACGTCAAAGAATCGTGGGGCGATGGCTACGACGTGAGTAGCGAAGCGGTGGAGTGGCTAAAGCAAACCGGCTCCTACAAAGACCCCTACACCGAAAGGGTTTCGCACGTCACCTGCTGGGATAGCTTGGAGCACATCCCGGAGCCCGAGAAGCTTCTCGCCCAGGTCGACGACTGGTTCTTCGTTTCGTTGCCGACCTTCGAAAGCGCAGAAGAGGCTTTGCAGTCTAAGCATTTCAAGCCGGCGGAACACCTCTGGTATTTCAGCATCCCGGGCTTGATCCGGTGGTGCGAAGATCAGGGTTTCCAGGTTATGGAAGTCAATCATGCCGAAACCGAACTCGGCCGAGAAGGCATCACGTCCTTTGCGTTTAAAAGGTTATCCTGATAATCTTTAATCCGTGACTGTATCTAGTGGATAACCGATAGGCCTCTCGTAGAAGCCCAAATCTTTCGGTGCTGTACTAAGCCGCCTCCCTAGGGCGGCTTTTTCTTGCCTGTGATAAACTCAGCCCAAACCGAGGGCGACAACATGGCAGACTGGATCACCTATAAGCTAAAAGGCGCTGACGAACTGAGCAGGATCTTTAAGACTCTGCCACAGGAACTTCAGCGCCAAGTAGTTATCCCGGCGGCCAAAGACGCTATGGACCTCGTGCTTAAGGACGCTATCCAGCGCGCCAGCGCAATCGATGACCCGAGAACCATTCCCGACATCTCGAAAAACATCGCTCTCGTAGAAGACAAAAAGTACTTCGAGGAAACCGGCAGCACCAAGATCTCTGTTGGAGTGCGCAAGACCAAACGCGGGCAGCGCGGCGGAAATACTTTTTACTGGTGGTGGGTAGAACTAGGCACCTCGAAGAACCGCGCGCAACCTTTCATGCGTAATGCGCTCGGGCAGAACCAACAAGCCGTGTTCCAAGAATTCCTTTCCTCCGCTAAATTTCAGCTCGTTAAATTGGGGCTCAACTGATGGACGTACCTTTCTACACGGTGTGCAAGGCCGACCCAACGGTGCAAGCGTTGCTCGGAGGCACAGCGCCGCGCATCTACCCTTTCGGCCAGGCGCCTCAGACCGTCGCCAAGCCCTACGTCGTGTACCAGTGGATCGGCGGCTCCCCGTTCAACATGCTCAATTGCCGCCCTGACGCAGATCAGGCTAGCCTGCAAGTCGATGTATACGGTCTGACGACGCAATCGACTACCGCCGTCGCAAAAGCGATCCGGTACGCCATCGAACTCGATAGCTATATCACCTCTTACAGAGGCGATATGCGTGACGAAGAAACGCTCCTTTACCGCACCAGCTTCGACGTCGACTGGATAGTCAATCGCTAATTTGCGAATCCATCAGCGCGTGATATGCTTCCGCCGAACGTTCATAACTCTCATGAGGCTACACCATGACCATCAAAAGCCAGGGCACGGATCTTTTTACGATCGACCCCGACACCGGCGCCCTGCTTGACGTGGGCTGCATCACCTCTATCGACGGTATCGACACTGCGATCGATCAAATCGAGACGACCTGTCTGAACGATCTGTCCCGCACCTACGAAGCTGGCCTGGCCACTCCTGGCGCCGCGACCTTCGGCCTGCAATTCGATCCAGCTGACGTGAACCACATCCGTCTGCACCAACTGAAGACCGCCGGCGTCACCCTGCAATGGGCGATCGGCTTCTCTGACGGCACCGCGAATCCCACTACGGGCACCGACAGCAATGGCGATGACGAGTTCGTTTTGCCGCCTACTCGCAGTTGGTTGACCTTCGAGGGCTATATGAACAGCTACCCGTTCACCTTCGCGCTGAACACCATGGTCACCTCGACCGTCGGCATTCAAGTGTCGGGTGAACCGGTTCTCATTCCTAAGTCGTCGAGCTAACCCATGGCCCTGAACCTTAAAGACCTTGTGGCCCAAGGCGCGTTCGTCAAAGAGCCTTTTGTGAAGCGCCAAATCACTTGGCACAACACCGAAGGCGAAGAGCTGACCGCCGACATCTGTGTGCGCCTCGCCTCCTATCACACGATCACCAATACGTGGAAAGCGGCAGAAGGGAACCAAGAGCACCTGGCCGCACGGATTGCGACCATGGTCTGTGACGAAGAAGGGGGCCCGATCTTCTCGACGGCTGACATCCTCGGAACGACCGGTATCGAAGGTCGCGGCGCTATGTGCGACACGCTGTTCCTCGCGCTGATCACCGCGGTTAACGAAGCGCAATCGGCAAAGATGAAGCCCCCGAAGACCTCTGGTTCGAACTAGTTCTTAACGGCGTAGGCGGTCGCACGATCGCCGAAGCCCAGCAGAACGTGTCAATGGTCGAAGCGCGACAATGGGCTCAGTACATCAAGCGTCACGGGGGCCTGAACATAGCTGAACGTGTTGAGCAAGCCGCCGCGTTGATTTGTAGCACCGGCGCGCAACTGATGGGTAACAAGAATATAAAGGTCGCCGACTTCATCCCGAACAGGGAATCTGACGATGAACTGCGTTATGCTACCCCGCAAGACTTCTTAAAAGTGCTGCAAGCCTCTAGGAGACCGCCGCCATAGCCGTACAATCGTTGGGCGCCTTGACGGTGGATCTCGTTGCGAATACCGCGGGCTTTGAGCGCGGTATGAATCAGGCCGAACGCGCTTTGGCGTCGGCCACGCGAGAAGCCAAGAAGCAAGGCGACTCCTTGGATCGCTTGGTAGGACAGATCGATCCGGCCATCGCCGCGTATTCCCGCCTCGACAAAATGGAGCAGCAGCTTAAGGCACATCGCGACGCCGGCCGGTTGCCAACCGAAGACTACAACGTCTACCTCGCCAAGCTGAACGAGACCCGTAAAGCTGTTGAGCAGACCGGCAATGCCCTGCACAAAAGCACCAAACAGTTCGACGCCAACGGTTTAACCGCCAAGCAACTGGCCGCTAACCTGCGCGGCGTGCCGGCTCAGTTCACTGACATCGCTACATCCATAGCTGCCGGGCAGAACCCCCTGACAGTGCTTCTGCAGCAGGGCGGCCAGGTCAAGGATATGTTCGGAGGCATCGGTCCCGCAGCGAAAGCACTCGGCGGTTACGTCCTCGGATTGATCAACCCCTTTACCGCTGCGGCTGCGGCTGCGGCCGTTCTCGCGCTCGCCTATAAGCAGGGCAGCGATGAGACAACCGCGTTCACCAACGCGCTGATCCTGAACGGAAACGCCGCCGGTACGAATGCTGATCAGCTCGCCAGCCAAGCACAGAGTGTTAGCAAGTCGGTAGGCACTGTCGGCGCCGCTGCGGCTGTCCTAGCGCAACTCGCTGCTTCCGGCAAGATACCTGCGTCCTCGTTCGACAGCATCGCTATCGCCGCTCTGAAGATGCAGGAAGCGACCGGCAAAGCGGCGGAGGAAACGGTCAAGGATTTCGAGAAGCTGGCGAAAGATCCGGTCAAGTTCTCGAAGGAACTGAACGATTCGCTGAACTATCTGACCACTTCGACCTACGCACAGATCGAAGCGCTACAGCGCCAAGGCGATGCGCAGGGCGCCGCCAACCTGGCCGAACAGGCATACGCGGAAGCGTTGACGACACGTGCGACGAACATCCGTAACGACTTGGGCTACGTCGAGTCAGCTTGGCTTTCGGTGAAGAACTTCGCCAAGGACGCTTGGGACGCAATGCTCGACATCGGGCGCGAATCGACGCTCGATCAAAAGCTAAAGCAACTCAACAATACTCTTCAAGAAATTGCTAATGCTGACGCTATCAACAACAGCCGAGGCAGCGGCGGTTTCCTTGCGCCAAGCGACGATTTGCGCCGTGAGCAGACCGAAAAGGAAATTACGCAGCTCCTCGTGCAACAGGAGGAAAGCCGCAAGCGCGCCGCCGTACAGGCAAACATCGTCGCGCAAGATAAACGTGGTATCGCTGCTGTCGAAGCCCTGAACAAAGCCCTGGACGATACCGCGCCGAAGACTGACAAGCTCGCCAAGCGTTTCGCGGAGATCGATAAGCAGGTCGCAGCAGCGGCTAAACGCGGTGTGCAGTACAGCGAAGCCCAAGTCGCCCAGTTGCGCAAAGCCGCTGAAGAACAATTCAAAGCGGATAAAGTCGCGGCGCCGAAAGCTGTTCGTGAAGATGCCGGCCAGAAGATGCTCGACAGCTTGCGTCAACAGGCCGCCGCACTTCAGCTCCAATCGGAAACGAACGAGAAGCTCGGCGTTCAGGCGCAAGCGCTGGCGAAGTTCCAGCAAGAAATTGCCGACATCAAGACGAAACAGATTCAGACCGCTGATCAGAAGTCCCTGCTCGCCAGTGAAGCGCTGATCACCGCACAGCTGAAACGTAACGTCGCACTTGAGCAGGAAGTCACTGCACGTAAGCAGGCAGCGGACGAAGCGCAAAAGCTTGCCGCGTTCCAAGAGAACCAAGCGTCGAAGCTCGGCACCGCGCAGGAAGGCCTAGACTCGCAACTGGCCGGGCTCGGCTCGGGTGAGAAGCTTCGCGAGCGGTTGAAAGAAGACTTGGCGATCCGAAAGGAATACCAGTCCGAAGTCGACAAGCTGAACAGCCAGTTGAACAAAGGACAGATTAGCGAAGACCTCTACACCCAAGAGACAGCAATCCTCGAAGAGAACCTGGCGTCTCGCCTGGTGATGCAGCAGGACTACTACAACCAACTGGATGAAGCGCAAGGTTCGTTCTTTCTCGGCGCGTCCGAAGCATGGGCCAACTGGGCGGATGAGGCTACGAACTTCAGCGCGCAAGCCGCTGAAATGGTTACCGGCACACTCGACACCCTGAGCGACGGTCTAGCCGAGAGTTTCATGTCGATTCTCGACGGCACCAAGTCGGTCGGGGAAGCGTTCTCGGATCTCGGCAGGACCATGGTTCAGGCCGTGGTAGGCGCCTTGGTCAAGATGGCGGCCCAGTGGCTCGTATATCAGGCTGTACAGCTCCTCGTAGGCTCCACGTCCTCCGCTGCGTCCATTGCGCAGGCCGGCATCACGGGGACCGCTATCGCAGCCGCATACGCCCCCGCAGCAGCATTGGCATCCTTGGCATCCTTCGGCTCGAACTCGATACCGGCCGCCGCCGCGATCCTGTCGACCACGGCTATCGCTGAAGGCGTAGCCCTGGCCGGCATGGCACACGACGGTATCGATTCCGTACCGCAGACCGGTACCTGGCTGCTCCAGAAAGGCGAGCGCGTCACCACCGCACAAACCAGTGCCAAGCTGGATAGAACATTGAACGATATAAAATCGCCAACCGGAACCGGCAGCACTACGGTAAACTTGATCGAGGACGCATCGCGCGCCGGACAATCCGAAGAGCGCACAGGCGATCAGGGGGAACGAATGCTTGATGTTTTCGTAGCGGATTTGCTTGGCGACGGTCGCACCGCAGACGCGATGAACCGTAAGTTCGGTTTGCAGACGGCGGGCCGCTGATGCCGATTCCAGTCTACCCGGAAGGGCTGCCGTGCCCCTTACGGGAGAACTACGCGTTCACGCCCGTAAACAATATCCGGCGCACAGCGATGGACAGCGGGCGGGCTCGTCAGCGCATTGAATTCCGCAACGTGCCGACCATGGTTTCGCTACGCTGGATAATGACTTCGCCACAGGCGTCACTGTTTGAAGCTTGGGCTGCACAGGTTGTTGGCGCTGGATGGTTTACCCTTAATGTCCTGACGCCTTTGGGTTTCGAAGATCAAGAGGTGCGGTTTACAGAGACACCGGTCGGCGGAGAGCTAACGGGGAAATTCCTGTGGAAGTACCAAGTAAACTGCGAAGTAAGGAACCGACCTTTGCTACCACCGGGATGGGCTGAAATACTGTCGGATTACATTTTGTTCGCGGACATCTTCGATTTTGCAATGAATCAGGAATGGCCTTTAAACCCATGGCAGACTTATATTGAAGCCATGGACACCGCAATTAACGAGGACTGGCCGCAGCCATGAGTAACTACAATACGATGAACCCGGTCCCGTCGATTGACCCTCGCGACCTTGACGATAACGCCACCGTGTTTGACCTGCTTTTGCAGTCGACAGACGCAAGCGTGCCTGATCGTCTTGGCGTCCAGCGTAAAACTTGGAGCCAGATGGAAATCGACGCGGCGGCCTTGGTAAGTCCGAACGTATCCGCGCTTGCCGCTGTTACTCCGGCCGTCGATAAGGGCGTGTTCTTCAATGCGGTTACGCCAGTCGGCATGGGCACATACACGCTGACTTCGTTTAGTCGATCGTTGGGTGCGGCAGTTGATGGTGCCGCCTTCCACGCCGCAATTGGCACGGCTCCGACAGCTAGCGCACTGGCTACTGCTCGAAGCATTAGCGCCACAGGCGATGCGGCATGGACCGTAAACTTCAACGGTTCTGCCAACGTCACGGCGGCGATTACCCTAGCTAACGTTGGGTCAGCTGGCACGTACGGTAGCGTAACTACAGATGCAAAAGGTCGAGTTACTGCCGGCGTTGTTGCAACATCAATTGCTAATGGCGGCACCGGACAGACCACTCAGGCGGCGGCGTTAACCGCTATCCTCGGCGGAGCACCTCTCAGTATTGCTGAGGGTGGCACCGGTCTCGCTGCTCAGTCGTTCGCTAACTTCAGCTTGCAGAACAGTTGGACCGTTGTTTCTTCGCGGCGAGCGGCGTACAGAAAAGTTATGGATAACGTGCAGATTGAAATGCAGATCATTAACGGCACTGCGACAGATGGCACGCTTCTAGCAACACTACCCGTTGGTTTTAGACCCGCGTCGCTCGTTAGCATTCCGGTTATTAGCGGCCCTAACGCCACGCCATCAAGTACCGTGAACGGGCCGAGGGTGAATATCGCAACTGACGGACAAATCACCTGCGCGAACTGTAGTTCGGTTACAGGCATCTTCTTTGTCGCGCTCATCCCATTAGTCTAAGGACGTACCATGACCAACACTTATTCCACAGGGAACGCCTTAGGCTCTACCGCTCCGAAAGACCTGTTCGATAACGCGTCTAATTTTGACGACGCGATGAACAGTCCATCCCCATCCTTCTACGATCGCTTCAACAAGCGGCGGGAAACATGGGCGGGCATGGAGAAGGCTTTCGATGATTTCCTTATCGCGAGCGGCCCTATTTTTCTCGGCGACTACGATGCAGACGGTCCACTGACGATCACGCAGCCGAATGAGGTGTTCACCAAGGACGGTAACTACTTCCGTGCGGGCCCGGCCCTAGTGCTACCGTACACGACAGTCAACAACTGGGTAATCGACGAGCCTAAGTTCACACTGGCCGGCGACAACGTCATTCGTAGCGACCTGGCTAGCACAGATGGCGCGCTCGGCGTGTCCCTTGTTGCGGGCGCATCGCGCACCGTAAACAGCGTTGCTGACCTACTGGCACTTCCACAGCCGTGGGTTCTCCCGGTCTTCACGCTCGGGTATTACGCACCCGGCGACGGCGGCGGCGCAGGCCCATTCTACTGGGACAGCATTAGCACTGAGCCCGCGAACGGCGGGACGATCTTTGGCACAGGCACCGGGCGCGCCAAGCTGTCTTTTGCAGGAGAGTTGAATGTTAAGATTTTCGGCGCCAAGGGTGACGGGGTAACGAACGACAACGCAGCTATTAACGCCGCTGTAGCTTCGCTAGCGACCACTGGCGGCGTGCTGTTCTTCCCCAAGGGTGTCTATATCGCTACTGGGGTTAACTGGACTATCGCAACCTCAAGCTTCTACGCCAACCGCATCGGAATGCGCGGGGAGGGTCCTTCGCTGTCGGTGATCAAAGCCGCTACAGTCGCGACGGACGCAAGCCTGGTATCCGTTACTGCCGACACGGCTACCGCTGTAAACTCCTTGATCTTCGGGACCAGCTTTTCGAACATGGGCTTCGAGGTCGGCAGCGTAACGGGTAACACGTTCAAGGCCGTTAACTGCGCTTATATGAAGTTCGATAACTGCTATTTCAGCGGCGGTAATCGTACGTTTTCTTCCGAAGGCTGCCTTTCGAGTTCGTTCGTCAACTGCAAATTCGCATACGGTCGCTACGGCTTCTACGCATTGCCTGGGTTCTCTTACCCGAATCAGCTTTCGTTCTTCCAGTGCGTTATCACTGCGAACACGGTTGGCGGGTTGTATGCGAAGAACCCGGGCGGCATACGGTTTTATGGTGGCTCGATTGAGAACAACGGGGCCGGCAATGCTTCTGGTTTCGGCGCCATTATCGACCACGCGTCTGCGACTTCTTCCGGCACCCCGATTGGCTGCGTGTTCAACGGCACTTACTTCGAGTTCAACAACGGGCTTTACGACGTCTATATCTCGCACAACAACGCATTCGAAAACCTGTCTTTCTCGATTGTCGATTGCTCGTTTGCGTGCGGCGGCTCGGCAATTGTTACTGACCGGGTAAAAATCGAACACTTATCCGCAACTGCGATTACCGGCCACGTGGACGGCTGCAACTTCTCAGAGCTTTCCGGGTTCGCGCCGACAACCGGGCAAAAGTACATCAACGTCACTGGCGCGGGCGCGGGCGCGCGGAAAATATACGCTAACGAAAACTACTACAACGCCGCTAACTCTACCCCGGTCGCAGGCGCCGTACTCTCCTACCCGGCGTCGCTGAGTTCCAGGGTAGAATCGTACTCCGGAACAACAAACGCTAGCGGCATCTTAACAGTGTCCACTTCGGGGTTTAGTTCAACACCTTCAGTTTCGGTGTGTGTCACGGACGGCACTGGCGGCGTAGTCTACTCAGCGCGCCGCACATCAGCGTCCTCGGTATCATCCACTTTTGAAGTAATGCAGCAAGCGGTAGCAGGCGGCGCGTGGAGCGCGGCGGGAACTGTTAGTGTAACGGTCGTCGCGGTCGGCACATGAGCCTAATCCTAGCTGAAGTGAACGCCGGGGCCAACGCGGCCCTTGACGTCATTATCCGGACGCTTGAGCTGACGTGCCCCCCGTGGCCAGCCCCGGTGTTTATTTGCACGGGCTTCGAAGACGTTACCGCGACCACCGAGGACTACCGCACAGTGACGTTCATCGGTGCGAACATTGATATCGCACTGGCCGCCAAGAACAACAAGGGGAATCAGACCCTGGCCTTCGCCGTCGACAACACCACCGGTGAAGCGTCACGGCTGATCGACGAAGCGATTGAAGCGAATGCCCGCGTGACGGCGATCTATCGTACCTACCTTAGCGGAGACCTGACGGCGCCCGCCGAAAAACCGTACGTGCTGACGCTGCTCTCCGGCTCGGTTCAGGGCCAAGTGGCGCAGCTTCAAACCGGCTACTACAATCTGATCGGTGTCGCCTGGCCGCGAGAGCTGTACACTGTCAACTTCGCACCGGCTCTCAGGTATCTTTGATGGATTGGGTTAACAAATATCTCTACAGCTCTTACGAAGATGGGGCGAGAGGTCCGGATAAGTTCGATTGCTGGGGCCTTGTAAGACAGGTGTTCCACTTCGAACTGGGCTACCGACTGCTACCTTCTTACGGCAGTCTGCGACCCAAAAAGCCTAGGGAAGCAGCCGAGGTATACACGGCGGAAGTGTCCGGCCTAGAGCCATGCGAAGCGGAGCACGGCACTATCGCCTGCGTGTTGACGGGGCGTATCTGCTCTCACGTCGCTATCGTCTTGGATTCCCCGACCGGGCTACGCATACTGGAAACCAGTGCGAAGCGCGGCCCTCAGTTCGTAGCGCTGCGCCGGTGGCTGCGGGACTACCCCAATGTGGTTTTTTATCGAGACCGACCATGATCGAGATCTACGCTAGTCGTCTGTCGGACGAAGGGAAAGAAACCTACAGAATTCGTAAGCGCGTAACCGTAGCCGAGTGGCTGTACCGCCACGGCATTGATCGTAAAACAGACCTTACCCAACTCGCCTTGAGCCTCTATCTCAACGGTGACCTGGTCCTTCCGTGGCAATGGCGCACGACCGAGATCAGCGCAACCGACCGCGTAGAGATTTACCGAGAGCCTAAAAGCGGGTTCGAAGTACTCGGTACGTCGTTCCTGGCGGTATTCGCTGCTAAGGCAGTACTGGCCGCGTTGATGCCAAAGCTTCCCGGTATGCGTGACAAGTCAGGTAGCAGCGGCGAACCGCTGGACCAAGGCAGCAGCAAGGGCAACAAAGTCAAGATCAACGATGTGCGTCCGGAGCTGTTCGGCTATAACCCGCAGCGCTACCCGGACTACCTGACCCCACCGCGTTCATACTTTGCGGGCCCGCGAGAGCCCCGTACAGAAATGCTCTTGGGTATCGGCCAAGGGTCGTACAACATCGACCTCGAAGACATAAAGACGGGCCAGACGCCACTACTCACACTCGGGCCCGATGCTACGTTTTCTATCTACGGTCCGGGCGGCGACCTGTCCGCCGATCCGGCCCGCTACTTCTGGTA